TGATGGGCTTGCGATTCCATTAAGTTTCTCCACAATCAAATCAACCTCAGTCAAGAACTGAGAGACTTCATTCTCAAGTTCTTTGATCTTCTGGGCATTGGTGTTTACCCTATAGATCGCCAACTGAAGGTGCTCAGGGAACCTGGGGTCGAACGATACAAAGTCGCACCAAGGCCGACCAGTACACGCCATCTGCCAGTACATCTGAGGCAAATAGTCGGGGTCCGCTGATCCACGAATCAGGTTGTCCAGATGAGTCGCCGAGTTAGGCGCTTTTATCTCAATCAGACCTTCCCCTGGGAATCCATCAGGAGACGCACCAGACATCGGAATTGTCGGATGGTCAATGAACCCTACGTCTTGAATAAGTTGGCCAGTGCGGTTCTCATATGCAAGTTTTGCATAAGGTTCCTGATCGATCCCATGCTGCATAGCCGCGTTGGTGAAGCCTTCCTTTTTGGACCCGGTGAGTCGCTCCAAAGCAAGCTCAACAGCGTAGTTCTTACGCGAAGCTGAAGCACCAGTTTTTGTCTTTGCAACGATGTCTTTGATCCGCGAAGCAGTAGCTTTGCCTACTCTTTGTGCGTACCACTCAGGCGTTTGCTGCATGTTCGTCCTTGATTACAGTTCCTTGTACAACACCCCTCCACGGGAGGTTCTGTGCAAGGGTTGGTCCGAGGTTGACTCTCAGTGCTGCTTCGCCTGGAGTCTCGGCACCTAGATACCAATGTTCTCCATCCCAGTAGGAGAATCTCAGCAATGGTTCGTTTTTCCATGTCTGAAACTTCCTCTCGTAGACTCCTACTCGGACGGGGATGACCGCGGTAAACCACTCAGTTCTTGTTTGCATTCTTCAGTGATTGACCATGATTAGCCCAGAACTTCGCCTTCATTGGGCTTGCAGGAATGGCTCCAAAAGCCTTCTGAAGGGCTTCTACGCTCTCCAAAGCGGCTCCCCTAAGTCTGTGTAGGTGTTCGTCCTCGAAAGCCTTGTAGGTCGCATCTACTTCATGCGAATCAGACTCAGAGTCGTTATCGCCTTCAGTGGGGATCGCAAAAGCCTGGAGCGCAGCGTACTTGTATGCAGCAGACATTGCCTTGTTGGTGGCTTTGTCTGCCGAGTCCATTGCTTCACCGTAGGTCTTGACGATGTGCTTTGATCCGTCCTCTGCGCTGATAAAGTCAAACTCGACCTCAACAGTGACATAAAACAGAATCCCTCCCTTAGAAGACGGACGCTCTGCAACTTCCCGGCTTAATACGCGAGGAAGGATGCAAAGGCCAGCTTCTGCAAGCAGAGGCGACAAAGCGTTGTAGACATCATCAATGCCGCGAAACGTATAGTTCTGCTGCTGGTTCTTGCGGTCTTTAGTGATGCCTGTTTTGGCTAAAGACTTCTGAACTTGATTGATTGCTTTATAGACTTTCATACCTTGAATTCATCAATAGAGCGACCGTTATTGATGTGAGTCTTCAACCACTTAGCCATGATGCCGCGACCGGACCAAGTGTTGTCACCGTCACGGTACTTCACTGCGACAGGCTTGCGCTCGGCCTTGACCTTGGGTTGCTTGACGGGAGGCTCCCAGTTCGAGACAACTTCTTTGTCCCAGAAGACCATCTTGGTGTCGGTCTGAACTGGAGCTGGGAACTGACCCAGCTTTGTGTACTTGTGAACCTTGCCGCGAGTGATGCCAAGCAAAGCGCAAACACCATTGATAGATAGAAACATCTTGTGTCCTTTCGTGTCTTGTGACGGTTAGATTGTGGGGGTCAAATTTTAACGTGAGAGTAGGTGTTTTCCCTAAGTTGTTGAATCCACTTCAGGGCTTTGCCTGTGCAGATTTGTGAACCTGTAACTCGAAGAACTCTCCAGCCCAGGCACATTGCCTCCGCGTACTTCTCGGCGTCTTTCTCGAAACCGGAACCTCTGTTGTGGCGACCGTTGATCCATGTACCACCTTCTACCTCGACGGCCAGCATGTGAGCAGGCCAAACCATGTCCAGCCTCCAGCGGCGCTTAGGGTGAAATTTATGCTCCAGCCCAGGCTCCTCTATGCCTGCTGTGCGGAGTTGGTCGAGGAGGAGTAGCTCTAAGTTAGACATAGCCGTTTGATCGTGACATTCAAAGCATCAATCTCTTCCATCTTGCGAATCTTCCAGGCAAACCGCTGTCCATGCCAACCCATACGCGGACCAGTATGACATTCAGGACAAAGGGCTATGCAGGTGTATTGAAGCCCCTGGACTACGTGGTGAGCCTCTGAAGGCCCAGGCGCATCACACACGCTACAAGGCAGCAACTTAACCATAGCAAGGTGTCTACGCTCGGCAGGATTGAGTTTATTGTTCAAACACCACTCCTAGATTCATAGCCGCATAACTCTGCACATTCTCCATATACTCACCAAACTCGGATACTGACATCTGAGTAGTTGATTTTCTACGGGTGATGATCTCGCCATCAGGAAGAGTTACTTCATCGCATACGCCAAACTTACGCGCAAACATTTCATGCCAAACGTCTGAGTCATATTGCTTGCCATTGACGAATGCCTGCTGCGAAATTGTCTTGTATAGATAACCCCATAACCTAGCATTCTGAGCAGTATTGCGTTTAGCCTCCTCAGTAGTAACTATCAGTCGGATTGGTGTTCCCTTATCTGCAAAAGCCTGGGCGTTTCCTTTGATGACTGCACAGAATGCTGTCCAGACATCTGGGTTTCTGAGGACGAATTCACGGTACATGGTGTTAGTGGCAGAAATGAATCAGTCCAATATAGATGGAACTTGTTGTACTCGCATACACGCTCAATAATGATGTCTGATTGATTGTGATAGTAAAAACACTGATCTCGTTTATGGCACCAACCGCCCATGCAAGAGATCACGTTTGCCCCCTTGCGCTAATGCGACGGGCTATGCAAGCGCCGTAGTTTGAGTTTGGATGTTCACTTCAAAATCTCTTTCTCTAATACTTCCACCATGCTATGCAACTGATCAAGCAAATAGTCAGGCACCCGGTCTTTAGCAATCATCACGCTTTCTAGTGCGGACAGCAGGCGCATCATTTGGAGAAGTTCTGGTTTGGTCATGCTTGTCCCTCTGCTTTAGCTATTGCTGCGCGGGCCTTGTCGGTCATCCCCCTTTCCAAAGTAAGTTCTTTCAACGCCTCCAGCAGATCAGGCGCGGCGGCGATGAGGCGGGCGTAGTCCTCGGACTTTACAATGGCCAAGGCACCGATACCGGGCTCGATGATGTCGAACGCTTCCGGTTCATAGCGGCTGATCTGATGGCTCCACGGCCCTAGTGTGTGCTTGCTCATACATTTCGCTCCTTCAGCGTGGCCTCGATGGCGCGGGCGAAATGAAGCCTGCCTAGAACGCTATCCATACAGTTGGCTGCCAAAGTCCAAATATCCTCCTCCGTCAGCCCTCGCCACTCGCGGCGGGGTGGGTGGGTGTAGAGAGGCACAGCCCTCACGCCCTTCTCCGCGCTCATGGCGTCCATGTGCTCAGGCTTCCAGACAAGGTGCGGGCCGTGCATGTCGTTGTTGAAGGTAAGCCCAACGTACATCCACGCCACCGGCTCCTGCTCGGGCTGCTCCAGCGCGGCGCGCAGAGCGTCTTGGGCTTTCAGGACAGCGTAGGGTTCGCTTAAACCCTCCAACGCCTCCAGCGCCTGCTGGACCGTGGCGCGGGGTAGGGTAATCCGGTCAGTCATACCTACTCCTCTGCTTTCACCCCGCAGAACGGGCAATAGGTAGCCGTTACGGTCGGCACAGGCTTGCGCTTCTTCTTGTCCAGCTTCTCGGTGGCTAGTAGCAAGCGCATCTTGATGCCCATGGCTGCCGTGATCTGAAAGCCTGCCGCCAGTCGTCCGTTGTGTGCAGCCAACTTCTCGTTGACCAATTTCATGCAGTCGCAGGTCATGCCTGCCCCTCCGCTTGGGTGTCAATCGGCACGATGACTGTCTTGTGTGTCTTGGCGCAGTCGGAGCAGATCACGGCCCAGTCGCCGACGTAGTCCAGAGCGGCACCGTATTTGCCTTGGTAAACGCCCGCCACGCGGAACGGCGATTCCGGGTACAGCCAAGTCCCGTCCTTTTGCTTTGCGCCTGTTTCGTAATTGAGGTTGGAGTCATAGAACGCCTTGCCTTCGCAGACGTCGCAGAGTCGATAGTCAGCGAGTGCCATGTTGTTCTCCTTCGGCTTTGGCGATGGCAGCATTGATCTCGTGCGCCGTCTCGCTGCACTCCAGGGTCGCGCCATCGAATGTCTTCACAATCGAGCGGATGCCGTGCCACTGACTGGATGCGCCCGCCTCGATGACGCGGGCTATGGCCTGCGGGGAGACGTACTGAACGGTGCCGCTGTGCGGCGAATGAAGGCGGATCATGCTTGCCCCTCCGCTTTGGCTATTGCTGCGCGTGCCCCCTCCGCCCGTGCGATAGCGGCGCGGGCATCTTGGATAACTCCAAGTGCAAGAATCGCGCCTTCGTCAATAGTTCTGGTGGAGTCAGTCACGCCATTGCTGAAGTCCCCAACGCTCTCGCACATCGAAGTGATTGTCTTCAACGCCTCCAGCAGTTCCTGATTCACTGTGCGTAGGCGATCAATCTCACGCTCGGCTTTGCCATCGTCCTGAGAAAGTCGTGCCCATTCATCCTCAATCGCATGTAAACGGCGCAGTTCGGCGGGGTGGGTGTAGAGGGGAATCCATCCTTCCCATTTGTTGCCGGTGCAAGCGATAACTGTGCTGTGGTCCCTGAATGCGGAGTCATAGCCTTCTCCGCTTGGGTTCATCCACGCCACCGGCTCAGACTCCGCAACTGGTTTTATGGAGTTCGCGGACTCCGCAAGCGCGGCCTCCAGGTTCTCAATTACCTCCGGGCACCAGACCGTGATTGCCTCGACGGTGCCGTCATTGCTGTCGGTGCAGCCGCCCTGCAAAGCCTCCAGCGCCTCCAGCGCCTGCTTCATCGCTTCTTTTGCGCTCATATCGTGCATCCTTCTTGGTGTTTGCGTTTTGCGGCCATGTAAGCAGCGTGCGCCTGCGCCGGTGTAGGGTACGTTCCAAAGTTTGTCTTTTTGCCACCAACTTTCAGTTCAGCCCTCCAGCCACTTCCGTTAGGAGATACGCCCAAAAAACCTGACCTGTTGTTTATCCTTGGTTTAGATTGGTTGAGGATATTTGCTGAATGCGAGACATCTCTTAGGTTGCATATGCGGTTGTCAACTTTGTTTCCGTTTACATGGTCAATGCTGTTGAGTGGAAATGTTCCGTGCTCCAAAAGCCACGCAAGCCTATGCGCTTTGTATTGCCGACCGTGTATTTTTATAACCAAATACCCGCCGTCTTCTAAGTATCCAGCGGGTGAATTTGCTTTGCGGCTACCATGACGGGCCTTCCACACAAAAGTTCCATCTTCATTTTTGTAATGAAGTAACGCTTCTACGTCTTCTTTACTGATGGCGGTTCTCAGGTTGCTCATAGTTCTTCCCTTCGCTCAATCAACTTCTTAACCTCAGCCTGAACAGTCCTAAGAGTCTCTCCCCTAACAAGATCAATTAACTCATTGTTGTCAATCTTCATCGAGGTTAGATAAAACTCCCCAGGCTCTCCAGGCTCCCATGAGTCAGGATGTCCATACATGCGACCAGGATCGCCAGCGAAGTAATAAAACTCCACATCCCAATCAATACCGTATACGTTAACTATCATGCAATCCTCTTGATCTTCAGCATCTCACGAACCTTGTCAGGCATCGGAGCCGACAGTTTTTCATCCTGCCTGATCTTGACCAATGCGTCATCCTGGGATTTACCCTTAGTCCGTTTTTCAACCCAATCGGACTTGAAGCCCTGCCAGCCACGGACGCAGCATTCCTGAAGAGCCTCTTCCAGCGTCCAGCCTGCTGCTTCTGCCTCGCGCTTGATGCCCTCCAGGGCGGCCGATGTCACCGGGGCCTTTTTGGTCTTCCGCAGTTGAAGAAAAGAATTCCAAACCCAATCAGGAACGTCCAACGGACGGTCCACAGGCGCAGCCTTCTCTATTGGTTTATGGTTCTTGGTTCTTGGTTCTTGGTTAGCTTTCAACTGGGTTTCCACTGGGGGCCCACTGGCAACCAACTCGGAACCAACTGGGTTTCCACTTGGTTCCTGTTGGGTTGCAACTCGCTTTTTAGGACGACCACCAAAGACCCCGTTTTGCCTCGCAACCTCTGCCCGCTTGTGGTACTGAGCGATCTCATGCTCACATCTTTCATGCAACCAGCCGTTTTCGGTCTTGGTGAAGAAGTCATTGAGAACAGAAAGAACCGACTCGGAACCCACCCGTAACCGACGAATAACCCAGTCGGTTTCTATCGGTATTGGCTTCTCTGTGTCGTAGTACATCTCAAGGAGCCTTCTGTAGGCAAGGTCTTCCTCGTTGCTGAGATGAGCAGTGTTGGCGCGGTAATCGCCAATGTGGTGAGGGTAGTAATGCATCCCGATCTCCTGGACGCTTGGATTAGCAGGGGCTTCAGAGCCTCCCGTCATCCGGAGGTGCGGACCTTTCGGCTACCCGCTCCCCCGCTAATCAAAGCGCCCAATGACTGTTGCGTAATCCGTCGATCTCTGACCATCGACGGGGCTAGGGCGTCCACGTTGCGCGGACGATTGATTGTTACACGATCTGCGAGTACG